GCGGCATTCGTCCAGCTCAAGGCATATGGCATCGACCCCACTGACGGGTCGCTTCGATCGCTCGGCGACACCGCGGCCGGCATGGGCAAGGATCTGATGCAGGCGGTCGAGATGATCGCCGACGCCCAGACCGGTGAGTTCGAGCGGCTGAAAGAGTTCGGGATCAAGGCGTCGCAGAAGGGGCAGCAGGTAACCTTCACCTTCATGCGCGACGGCAAGACGATGACGCGCGTCGTGAAGAAGAACGCGACCGAGATCACGCGCACCCTGTTCGACATCTTCAACACGCGTTTCGCCGGCGGCATGGACCGCCTGTCGCAGACCACCGAAGGCAAATGGTCGAACGTCATGGACCGCATGACGATCACTGCGAAACAGGTGTGGGAAGGCGGGCTCGGGGCGTCGGTCAACAAACAGCTCGACCGGTTCACCGGGTGGATCGACCAGCTGGCGAACGATGGATCGCTCAAGAAATGGGCCGAGGAGACCGGGCAGGGCCTGGGCGATTTCGTCAAGTCGATCGGCTCGATGGACTGGAAGGGCTTCGCCGGGGATCTGCGCGTCGTCGCCGGCGCGCTCAAGAGTGTCGCCGACAGCATGAGCGCCGTGAACAGCGTCTCTCGCTTCGTCGACGACGCGACCAACTGGTGGGGCCTGAAGGAACGCATCTTCGGCGGCGGGCCGGGCAGCCGTGGCATATTCGTGCCACCGGCCGGGCCGCCGCAGAAGCGCGCGCCGCACCTCGCGCCGCCGCGGGTTTCGCCGTTCGAGAACTTCCTCGGCCACCTGCTAATCCCGGGCAGTCGGGGTCCCGCCGCGAAGTCGGGCACCGCCAAGATCGCGCTCCATGTGACGGCGGACCCCGGCGTGCGCGTCAGGCCGGCGGCGATCGCGGCCACTGGCTTGGACGTCCAGGTCAATACCGGCCGCGCCATGGCGGGGCCGGCATGAGCGCGCCCGCCGGCTGGCAGAAGGGCAGCTTCCGCGGCGCGCCCTTCGTGACGCGCGACCATGAGAAGTCGGGCGGGCGCCGGCTGGCGGTGCATGAGCTGCCGCAGGTCGATCTTCCCGTGCTGGAGGATCTCGGCCGCAAGGCGCGCCGCTTCTCGCTCAACTGCCATATCATCGGCGACAATTATCCCGCCGGCGCCGACGCGCTGGACGATGCGCTCGATGCCGCCGGCGTCGGCACGCTGATCCACCCCTGGAAGGGCTCGATGCAGGTCGGGGTCGATGATTTCAGCCGCAGCGATTCGACCGCCGATGGCGGGATGGCGGTGTTCACGATCTCCTTCGTCGAGAGCGGGCTGCCGGCCGTGGCGCGCGCCGCGGCCGACACGGCTTCGGCGTCGAAGACCGTGGCCAGCGACGCCGCGGCAGCCGCGCCGGCGTCGTTCGCGGAGCGCTTCGACGTGACGCACATGGCGGGCTTCGTCGAGGACGAGGCGGGAAAGCTGGTCAATGCCGCGGCGATCGCCACTTCGATCCGCGCCGGCCTCCTGGGCGGCGTCGGGCCGGCGCTGAGCGCGTTCAACGGGGCGCTTGGCACGCTCGGCCTCGGCAGCCCGATCCTGCGCGACGCGCTTTCCCTGGGCAGCGCCACGGTTGGGCTGGTGCAGATCCTGTCGTCGATCGGCGGCTCGCCCGCCGCATTGTTCGGCGCCTTCGGCTCGCTGATGCTGTTCGGCAACGATGTGCCGCCGGTGCCGGGCGCCACGCCGGCGCGGACCCGCCAGCGCGACAACCAGGCCGCGTTCATCCAGCTGGTCAACCTCGCCGCGGCGACCGAGCTGGTCGGCACCGTCGCCGACATGAGCTTCGGCTCCTATCAGGACGCGGTCGCATTGCGCGACGGCGCGGCGGACCAGCTCGAAGCGCTGGCGCTGCGCCAGGCCGACATCGGCGACGATGCCGGCGCCGACGCCTATGATGCGCTTCGTCGCGCCCTGGTGCGCGACGTGACCGCGCGCGGCGCCACGCTGGCGCGCTTGCAGGATTATCGCCCGGCCGCGACCGAGCCGGCGCTGGTGATCGCCTGGCGCCTGTATGGCGACGTCAGCGCGGTCGAGCGCCAGGCGGGCGATATCGTCGGCCGCAACCATGTGCGCCACCCCGGCTTCGTGCCCGGCGGCCAGCTTCTCCAGGTGGTGACGCCGCCGCGCGCGATCGGAGCAGCAAATGGCTGATCCGGCCGCCCTGGCGGACGCGCTGGACGAGAAGGTCGAGCTGGCGATTGGCGGCTCGCTTTATGCCGGCTGGACCGAGGTTTCGGTGACGCGCGCGCTCGACACGCTCAGCGGCACCTTCTCGCTGACCCTCGCGCCCAGGGCGGCGACGGCCGATGGCGATTTCCCGATCAATGAGGGCGACAAATGCCGGCTGCTGATCGGCGGCGAGCCGGTGATCGACGGGTGGGTGGACGTCGTCACGCCATCGGTATCGGGCAGCGATCACGGCGTCACGGTCACTGGCCGCGACCGCACCGCCGACCTCGCCGACTGCTCCGCGATCCACAAGCCGGGCAGCTGGAAGAACGTCAAGCTGGAGGCGATCGCCGCCGAGCTGACCAGGCCGTTCGGCATTTCGGTGACGGCCAAGGCGTCGACCGGCAAGGCGATCGTCAAGTTCGCGCTACAGCAGGGTGAGACGGTCCAGGCGGCGCTCGAACGGCTGCTGCGTTTCCGCGGGCTGTTGATGGTGCCGACCGCGACGGGCGATCTGCAGATCGTCACGCCCGACGCCGGCGCGCCCGAGCTGGTGCTCGAATACGGGGTCAACATCAAATCGGCGAGCACCGCCTTCGACGCCTCGCAGCGCTTCAGCCAGTATCTGATCAAGGGTCAGGCGCCGGGCAACGACCATCACCACGGCAAGGCGGTGTCGCAGATCTCCAGCACCGCCAGCGATCCCGGCATCACGCGTTACCGGCCGCTGCTGATCGTCGCCGAGGAACAGGGCGACGGCGCCAGCCTGGCGGTGCGCGCCAAGTTCGAGGCCGGCGTGCGCGCCGGCAAGGGGATCACCGCGACGATCGAGCAGCTCGGCTGGCGGGTAAAGCCGGGCGGCAAGCTCTGCGCGCCCAATTTGCGCGCCCGCGTGAAGTGCGCCGCGATCAAGCTGGCCGATGAAGCCATGCTGGTCAGCGCCGTCACGCTGACCAAGAGCGACGCCGGCACCACTGCCACGCTGACGCTCAACCCGCCCGGCGCGTGGCAGCAGCTCGCCGAGCCGGAGCAGGCGCCGAAGAAGAAGGGCGCGAAGTGAGCGGCGCGGCAACCGATCACCGCGTCCGCAACATGGTGACGCGCGTCACCGTCGCCGGCGTCGACCCGGCGCCGCAGATGCAGGAGGTGCAGGTCGACGGCCTGGCCGACGAAACGCAGGATGGCGCCGAGCATTTCGAGCCCTACGGCTTCACCTCGCATCCGTTCGGCGATGCCGAGGGCATCGGCCTGGCGGTGGGCGGCCTGCGCAGCCACATGCTGGTCATCAACGTCGCCGATCGGCGCTACCGCATGACCGGCCTGGAGGAAGGCGAGGTCGCCATTCACGACGATCAGGGTCAGTCAATCCTGCTCGGCCGGGACGGCATCGTCATCCGCAGCGACAAGGGCCTGACGATCGATGCCACCGGCGCCGACATCGATGTGACGTGCGACAATTTCACGGTGACCGCGTCGGCCAAGATCACGCTCGACAGCGACGATATCGAGGTCGGCAACAGCGCGACCTTGCCCGCCGCACGCAAGACCGACCCGGTCAGCGGCGCCGCCATTTCCAACGGATCGACGAAGGTGAAGATCGCATGAGGAGCAGCACGCCCAGGGCACGGCGCGGTGGATGGGACCGCGTCGAGATGGATCTCGCCAAGGCCGGTGCGATGCTGCGCGAGGCCGGCTTTCTCGGTTGCGCCAGCGACCCGGTGGAGTGCCACGGTCACCGCGATCGCGCCGGTCGCGTCAGGCGCATGCATGCGACCTATGAGAACGCCTGGCGCGCCACGCTCGTGCTGCGTGTCAATGGCGATTACTCGCTGAGCCAGGCGCTCAAGCTGGTCGGCCGGAAGGCCGAGGCATGAGCGAGATGTTCCACCTCGACCCCGGCTACGTTCGCCTGTCGGAGGTCGCGGCCGTGCGGATCGAGCGCGGTCACAGCTTCAGCAAAATGATCGTGACGATGAAGAGCGGCCAAACTCTGGACGTCAACGGTTCGCTGCTCTGGGAAAAGGAACGGGCGCTCCTGGCTGCGATCGAGGAGCAGGCGGCACCGCGCGTTACGCAGAGGGTGCAGGGCGGTGACTGATATCGCCCTCCGCTTCTCGGCCGCCACCCAGCGCGCGGATCTCGCCGTCCAGGGCGGCGGGCTGGCGATGGACGACGGGCTGATGACGGCGATCGTCATCTCGCTGTTCACCGATGCGCGCGCTCGGCCCGACGACGTGCTGCCGCAGGATGGAGCCGATCCGCGCGGCTGGTGGGGCGATGTCGGCAATGACGACCCCAACGACGTCACCGGCTCGCGCCTGTGGCTGCTGGTGCGCGAGAAGCTGCTGCCGGCGACGGCGCTCAAGGCCCGTGACATTTGTCGGGAGGCGCTGGCCTGGTTGCTGGCGATAGGCGTGGTGCGCGCGCTCGACGTCGAGACCGCGATCCTGCCGGTCAGCGCCGCCAACCCGAGCGGGGCGCTGGCGATCGGCGTCTCGGTCTCGCGGCCGGATGGGCCGGCGCGCGAGCGGTACGATTTCGTGTGGGACGCCACCGGCCGGAGCTTCAGCACGTTATGACCTTTATCCGCCCGACGCTCACCGAGCTGATCCAGCGCGCCCAGGCCGACGTCGATGCGCGCCTGCCCGGCGCCGACAGCCGGGTGCCGCGCAATGCGCTCAACGTGCTGGCGCGGGTCCATGCCGGCGCCATGTACGGCGCCTATGGCATGCTTGACGATATCTCGCGCTTCCTGCCCGATATCGCCGAGAGCGACCGCCTGCGCCGCTGGTGCGCGATCTTCGGCATCGATCCCAAGGCAGCGGTCGCGGCGAGCGGCACGGTGACGCTGACCGGCAGCGACGTCACGGTCGACGCCGGCACGATCCTGACCAGGGCGGACGAAGCGCGCTACGTCATCACCGCCGACGCGACGATCGTCGCCGGCACCGTCTCCGCTTCGGTGACGGCCGAGGGCGCGGGCACCGCCGGCGCGATGGATGCCGGGCAGAAGCTCAGCTTCCTGTCGCCGGTGTCGGGCGTCTCGGCCACCGCGACGGTCGAGGCGCCCGGCCTGGTCGGCGGCGTCGACGACGAAGGCGACGACGCGCTGCGCGCGCGGCTGCTGCTGCGGCTGCGCAGCCCGATCCGGGGCGGCTCGGCGACCGACTATGTCAGCTGGGCGCTCGAAGTGGCCGAGGTGACCCGCGCCTGGGTCTATGAGAACTGGAACGGGCTCGGCACGGTCAAGGTGCTGTTCGTGATGGACGGCCGCGACGACATCATCCCGACCGGCGACGACGTGACGCTGGTCGACGCGCATATCGACCCGCTGCGCCCGGTCTGCGCCGACGTGACGGTGGCGGCGCCGACCGCCGACGCGCTCGACCTGACGATCCACCTCGTGCCCGACACCGCCGACAACCGCGCCGCGGTGATCGCCGAGCTGGCCGACCTGCTCTCGCGCGAGGCCGAGCCCGGCGGCACGCTGCTGCTGAGCCACCTCCAGGAGGCGATCTCGATCGCGGCCGGCGAGGACGATCATACGCTGACCACGCCCAGCGCCAACGTCACCGTCTCGGCCGGCCATATCTCGACCCTCGGCGACATCACATGGACCTGAGCGGCTTCACCGCGCAGCAATATGCCGGCCAGCTCGTCGCGCTGCTGCCATTCGGACCGGCGTGGCCGCGCTCGACGCCAGGCGCGGCGCTGGTCGGCCTGATGAACGGCTGGGCGGACGAATTCGGCCGCCTCGACGCGCGCGCGCACCAGCTGCTCGACGAAACCGACCCGCGTACCGCCTATGAGCTGCTGAGCGAGTGGGAGAATGTGCTGGGCCTGCCCGATCCGTGCACGGCGATGGCGACGTCGATCGGCGCGCGCCAGGCGGCGTGCTGGCGCAAGCTGGCCTATCAGGCCGGGCAGACGCCGGCCTTCTATATCGCGCTGGCCGCTTCGGTCGGCTTCGCGATCGAGATCCACGAGTTCGATCCCGACGTCGATGATTTCGACGGCTCGCTGACGGCGCTCATCGCCGGCGGAGAATACCGCTATGTCTGGCGCGTCCACGTCCTGAACGCCGGCGACTTCACCTATTTTCTCGCCGGCGACCCGGTCGGCGGGTTGCTGCGCGACGGCGACGCCGCGGTGGATCTGGAGTGCATCCTGACCCATGCCAAGCCGGCGCACACCCTGGTCATCTTCAGCTACCCCGAAGCGGTGACGCCGCCGACCGTCGAATATGTCAGCGGCGTCACGGCTGGTTTCGAGACGGCCACGGCGATCGACCTGTCGACCCATATCGGCGGCGGCACGCACACCGCGATCGAGGCAGGCGACGGTGACCACGGCACGACCGGCATCGCCGGCGATGTCGTCACCTACACGCCGGTCTCCGGCTATATCGGCGGCGACGTGTTCAGCTACCGCGCGATCGGTCCTGGCGGGACGACGGACTGGGCAACGGTGACCCTGACGGTTTCCTCGGTCGCGGCGCCGACCGTGACGGATTACAGCGGCGTCCACGTCGCGCATGACACCGCGACGGCGATCGACCTCTCGGCCCATGTCTCGGGCTCGCACACCAGCGTCTCGGCATTGCCGCCGGCACATGGCGCGGTCAGCGTCGCGGGCGACGTCGTCACCTATACGCCGGTCTCCGGCTATGCCGGCGCGGACAGCTTCACCTTCACCGCGACCGGCGCGGGCGGCACCGCGGCACCGGCGACGGTATCGCTGACCGTCGACGCCGTCGCGGCGCCGGTCACCAGCGATGCGGCGTTCGGCGCACACACCGGCGTGCCGACCGCGCTCGATCTCGCGGCCCACATCACCGGGCCGCACACCAGCATCGCCGCCGGCGCGCCCGGGCATGGTTCCGTCAGCGTGATGGGCGATGTCGTCACCTACACCTCGGCCGGCGCCTTTATCGGCAGCGACAGCTTCACCTTCACCGCCACCGGCCCGGGCGGGACCTCGGCGCCATCGACGGTCAGCCTGACCGTCACCAGTGGCGGCGGCGGCGGCGAATACAGCGAGCCGATATGAGCGAAAACGAGGGCGGCCGACGCGGCCAAACAGATCGAGGAACGACACGATGAAGCGGATCGACAGCACCGGCGCGACGGTCGACGGCAGGTTCAAGATCACGCCGGCGCCGGCGACCAGGGTGTCCTATGACTGGCTGAACATGGTGCAGGACGAACTCTGCACCGTGATCACCGATGCGGACGGCGGCAATGCCGCGCTCGATCCCGCCAGCACCACCCAGCTGCTCGCGGCGATCCAGCGCATCGTCACCACGGCCACCGGCGGTCTGGGCGTGCGCAAGCGCGGCGTCGTGACGGGCATCTTGAACCCGGGAACCTATCAACACGTGTTCGACGAGGCTTTTCCGACGATCTGTAATTGCCCGATCGCCAACGTGATCAACACGACCGGCTCGGGAGCCCGCGACGTCTGGGTCCAGATCCAGAGCTGGAACAAGAACGGCTTCTATTACGTGATCCAGACCTCTGCGACCGGCGGCGACAATAGCTGCGACGGCATCACCTGGATGGCTGACGGGGCATGAGCCACCCTTGCGCGATCCCCGGCTGCACGCGCCCGGCGAAAGACGGTCAGCTGATGTGCTGGCCGCATTGGCGCCGCGTGCCCCGGCCGCTGAACAAGGCGATCTTCGCGACCTATGGGGTCGATCACTCGGCGTATGATCAGAACGTCGCCGAGGCGGTCGCGGCGATCGAGCGCAAGGAAGCGGCAGAGGCCGGCGGATGCCCGCCGCACTGTTGCTGTTGCGGGCCGGGCGAGCCCTGCTGCGACTGTGGTGTGATCATCGAAGCAACGAAGCGGCGCCCCCCGGCCGCACTATAACGGGGGAGGCTTGGGGCGTTGGTACCGCCCTTTCGCCGCGGGCATGCACCCGCATCTTGGTGGCGGCGCGCCACCACGTCGATCCCCCCGGCCGGCTAGCGGCGAGGGGATCATTGAGTGAAACGAGTTAATGGAGAACTACCAGCTTATCGAAGTCCAGCCGGTGCGACCGGTTGCCGGTTACATCGGCGGGAAGCGCAATCTCTCCCGCCGTCTGGTCGCGATGATCGACCAGGTCGACCACACCCTCTACGCGGAGCCGTTCGTCGGCATGGGCGGCATCTTCTTCCGGCGCACGCGCCGGCCTAAGGCCGAGGTGATCAACGACGTCTCGAAGGACGTCGCCACGCTGTTCCGCATCTTGTAGCGGCATTACCAGCCGTTCCTCGACATGCTCAAATGGCGCTTCGCCAGCCGGGCCGAGTTCGACCGGTTGATGGCGGTCGATCCCGAGACGTGCACCGACCTCGAACGTGCCGCGCGCTTCCTCTACCTCCAGCGCAACGCGTTCGGCGGCAAGGTCGTCGGCCGGCATTTCGGGATCAGCTATGGCCAGCCGAGCAAGTGGCGGCTGTCCGATCTGGAGCCGATGCTCCAGGACGTCCACGATCGGCTTGAGCCGGTCTATATTGAGTGCCTGCCGTTCGACGCCTTCATCCGCCGCTACGATCGCCCGGGCGCGCTGTTCTACCTCGACCCGCCCTATCATGGGAACGAGGGCGACTACGGCCCAGGCGTGTTCTCAGCGGCAGATTTCGAGCGTCTCAGCGCCCTCTTAGAGGGCCTCAAGGGGCGCTTC